TAATCAAATTAGTTGGATTAGAATTGAAAATTCTGTCCTTCTTGGGGTTGCTGATCTATTGGGTTATAATGTTAATTCTACCTTTTTCACATTAGAGTTGAAAGTTGCAAGAGGTAACAAGATTTCCTTTTCACCTCATCAAATCGCCTTCCACATTAGACACCCTAAGAAAACTTTTATCTGTGTTAAGGGTCAAGGTTCGAGGTCGCCAAAACTTTTTGAAGGGGCAAAGATCCGAGAACTTTCAAAAGAGGGATTTAAATCAAAAGCAATTGCTGAAGGTTATGAAGAAATAAAAAACGTTTTAAATTCTTTGTGATTAATTTCCGATAATTAAACGTTATCGGTCATTACTATTGATAATCTTTTATTATCATTAGTAATAAATTAAGGTTCTTGGGGCGTGGTTCTTGGTTCTTGGTCAAGGGATCCTAAGCAAAAAGCAAAATTTACACTACAAAAAACACCGACCCCCCCAAAAAAATAAAAGGGATCCTAATGCAAGGCGCAAGGTGCAAGAGTTAGATTGTTAGTGTTGGTAAAAACGTTTTGATTAGGTATAGTGACCCTAAAAAAATTTTGCAAAATTTTAAATGAATTTAGATACAGTAGATATAAGTAAGTTACCCTCAGATGTTAGAAAACAATTCTTGCAGCTAAAGGTTTTACATGCTGAAAAAAAGATACAGAATAAAGCTAAAAATGATTTTTTAAGTTTTGTTAAATGCATGTGGCCTGATTTTATAGAAGGTTCTCATCACAGACACATCGCAGATAAATTTAACAAATTAGCTACGGGCGAAATAAATCGTTTGATAGTTAACATGCCCCCAAGACACACTAAGTCGGAGTTTGCCTCATTCTTACTACCGGCTTGGATGGTGGGCCGTGAGCCAAAGCTCAAGATTATTCAAGCAACACACACCGGAGAACTAGCAATACGATTTGGTCGTAAAGCTAAGAACTTAATTGATAGTGAAGACTATGCAAAAATATTTGAGACGACACTTCAAGAAGATTCCAAAGCAGCGGGACGTTGGGAAACTTCACAAGGTGGTGAATATTTTGCAGCTGGTGTGGGTGGTGCGATCACAGGACGTGGTGCAGATTTACTAATCATTGACGACCCACATAGTGAGCAAGATGCAATGTCCAAGGTCGCATTAGAGTCAGCCTACGAGTGGTATACATCAGGACCTCGTCAACGTTTACAGCCTGGTGGTAAAATAGTTTTAGTTATGACACGTTGGTCTACAAAAGATTTAACGGGTATGTTGGTAAAAAATCAAACAGAGGCGAAAGCTGATCAGTGGCACGTGGTCGAGTTTCCAGCAATCATGGAACACGGACCAGTGTGGCCAGAGTATTGGAAGTTAGATGAATTAGAAAAAGTAAAAGCAACTCTACCTGTTGCAAAATGGAATGCACAATGGATGCAAAACCCAACAGCAGAGGAAGGTGCAATATTAAAACGTGAGTGGTGGCGTAAGTATACAGCTGAAGAAATACCACAATTACAACACGTCATACAATCTTATGATACTGCGTTTCTTAAAAAAGAAACGGCAGATTATTCAGCTATCACCACTTGGGGTATATTTTATCCTAGTGAGGATGAAGGGGCTAATCTTATTCTTCTCGATGCTATTAAAGGCAGGTACGAGTTCCCTGAGTTACGAAGATTAGCCCTTGAACAATACGAGTATTGGAAACCTGAAACAGTCATTATTGAGGCAAAGGCTAGTGGTTTGCCTCTAACATATGAGTTACGAAAGATGGATATACCGGTCGTGAACTTTAGCCCCTCGAAAGGTAACGATAAACACGCTCGTGTAAATGCAGTTGCACCTTTATTTGAAAGTGGTATGATATGGGCTCCTCAACAAAAGTTTGCTGAGGAAGTCATAGAAGAATGTGCAGCATTCCCATATGGTGATCATGATGACTTGGTCGATTCAACAACACAAGCCATCATGAGATTTAGACAAGGTGGATTGATCAACCACCCAGAAGATTATGTTGATCAAAAGGAAGCTAAACCAAAAAGGAATTATTATTAATGTCTGATCTATCTGACGAATATACAAAAAATTTTACAGCCGAGAGAAAAAAAGAATTTAATAGAAGATTTCGTGATGACTATGATCCAGCCATGTCAGAACGTTCTAATATTATAAGAATATTAATGGAGATGAGAGAGTTAGGTTTAGCTAATGGAGGTTTATCAAGTATTAAATATGACTTTGATAAAGAACAAGGATCTATGGGACCTGTGTTTGAAACAGACGATCCTAAAGAGGCAGCCAAAGAAATTCTTAGAAGATTGATAAGAGTAGAGACTGGGCAAATTCCATTAAGTAAAAATATAAGTTTATTACTCGGCGGGCCTGAACTTAGCTTAGGCATAGGTGGTGAAGTGCCTTTGTTTGGTGGTGGTTTAAAATTTGGTGCTGGAAAAGATTTTACTTCTGGTGAAGAACAAATTGATTTTAGGTTTGGAAAAGGACTTAACAATGGTGGATTAGAGTTTATTCTTGGCAAAGGCGAAGAGGGTGCAGGTGGTAAATTCATTGTTAGAAAACAATTTAAAGATGGAGGCATAACTCGTGTGCCTTTTCAAGATCGTAGAGTTAAAGCTCATGGTTTAGCTAAAGGTGGTTTAGCTTTGATGCTAGGTGAATAATGGTTAAAAAACTAACAACTACAATACCACCACTGCGTGGTCCTAATCCACAAGGGTTGAATATTCCTTTAAAACAAGTTAAAACGATTAAACTGGAGAAATTAAATGGCAGAAATAGACAAGAGTCTTCCCAACACGAGGACAAAAGTAGATATTCCTTCACAAGAAGAAGTAGAAGAAGTTAGAGTAGAAGAAGCTACTGAAGACAAAGGACCTGTTGAAGTTACACCTGAAGAAGATGGCGGAGTAACTTTAGACTTTGAACCTGGTGCAATCAATGTTCCTGGAACTGAAAATCATTTTGATAATTTAGCAGACATATTACCCGATGATATTTTAGAACCAATTGGTTCTGATATGGTTAATAATTATATGGACTATAAAGCTTCGAGAAAAGATTGGGAACAATCTTATACTCAAGGTTTGGATTTATTAGGATTTAAATATGAAAATAGAACAGAGCCTTTTCAAGGAGCAAGTGGTGCAACACATCCAGTTTTAGCTGAGGCTGTTACACAATTCCAAGCACAAGCTTACAAAGAATTATTACCAAGCGACGGACCTGTAAGAACACAGATCATAGGAGTTAAAAATTCACAAACAGAATTACAAGCACAACGTGTTAAAGATTATATGAATTATTTAATCATGGATCAGATGAAAGAGTATGAAGCAGAGTTTGATTCTATGTTATTTCATTTACCATTAGCAGGTTCTACATTTAAAAAAGTTTATTATGATGTACCTCTTGGTAGAGTAGTATCTAAGTTTGTGCCCGCAGATGAATTAATAGTTCCTTACACTGCAACTAGTATTGAAGATGCAGAGTCGGTAATACATGTTGTTAAAATGTCAGAAAACGAATTACGAAAACAACAAGTCAATGGTTTCTATATAGATGTAGATCTTGCACCACCTAGTAATGTTGAACAAAACTCTGTAGAGAAAAAAGAAAGAGAATTAGATGGCACTAAAAAATCTGGTAAACAAGAAACCATATATACCTTATTAGAGTGTCATGTTAATTTAGACCTAGAGGGTTTTGAAGATGTTGATGGTGAAAATCAACCTACTGGAATTAAATTACCTTACATTGTAACTGTTGAAGAGGGTAGTAGAACAGTTTTAGCGATTAGAAGAAATTATGCACCTAATGATCTAAAGAAAAATAAAATCCAATATTTTGTCCATTTTAAATTTCTTCCAGGTTTAGGATTTTATGGCTTTGGATTAATCCACATGATTGGCGGACTAAGTAGAACTGCAACTGCTGCACTCCGTCAATTATTGGATGCAGGAACATTATCAAATTTACCAGCAGGATTTAAACAAAGAGGTGTAAGAGTTAGAGATGAAGCTTCACCTATACAACCGGGTGAGTTTAAAGATGTTGATGCACCAGGTGGTAATTTACGTGATGCGTTCTTTCCTTTACCATATAAAGAACCTTCTCAAACATTATTAAATTTATTAGGAGTAGTAGTGTCCGCTGGTCAAAGGTTCGCTGCAATTGCTGATATGCAAGTAGGAGATGGTAACCAAGCAGCTGCTGTTGGTACAACAGTTGCGTTATTGGAACGTGGTTCAAGAGTCATGAGTGCAATACATAAAAGATGTTACGCAGCTAT